TACTAAGGTGTGTAGGAAACCCCCTCCTAACTATGTTCAGCTATTTTCGCATTTCCATAAAAAAACCCCTACCGATGTGGAGGGGCTTCGAGATTGTTAGGTCTGATATATCAAACAATTCACTATATTTGTATTAAATATAAAACACTATGAAGAATATAGTATATGGTTTAAAAGACCCTAGAAACGATGTTTATTGTTACATTGGTAAGAGTACTGTTGGAGAGTCGAGAGCTTTATCTCATTTAACTAAGTCTCATTCTAAAAAGGTTCAGGAATGGGTTAGTGAACTAGAGGGTGGGTTTTTATACCCTAAGATTGAGATCATAGAGGAGGTAGAGGATTTGAATGACTTGTCTGGTAGGGAGCTTTACTGGATAGACTACTACCACTCTATAAATCCAAACCTACTAAACATTCAAGTAGGTAATAGTAACTTGGTAGATTTAAGGGATGATGAGGATGAGCAGAAGTTTAATTTACTATGTCATTCTATTGTGAACTTACATGAGGTGTTAAAGAACGAGAGGATATGCAGAAGGGTGACTCAGCAGGAATTGTCGGATAAAATGGGTGTGTCAAGGTCTACATTAAGCTTGCTTGAGAAGGGTGAGAATGTAACTATATCTGTGGTTAAGAGTTACATATTAAGCTTAAAAGGCTTTGACATAAAAACAAAGGTGCTAAACAGGAGGGTTAGAAATAACTAGTCATAAAAAGAACAAAATGCTATCGTTTTGTCCCTTTAATGACACATTACTTCCTTTTATTAAGATCCCTTTGTAGGTGGTTTATTTCTTTGATAAAGAAGTCTACCACTTCGGACATACCTTCAGCCTGGAGTTTATCTACGATGGCTTTAGCCTTGTCTGAGTACTTGCGATTGGTTTCAATGAAGCTCTTGGTCTTGCTAATGTGGTACTTGATAGATGACTTATCCATTTGGATGAAGTGTGCTATACTATCGAAGTTATTTGACATAACCCCTTCAACGAGGAACATCCACATACGCTTAGCTTCAACGTGGTTTCCTGATCTATTTCCGGAGGTTACATCATCAACTTGTACGGCAAACTCTTCACAGCAGGCTTGTAGTATCTTGATCATGAAGGCATTGGGATTATCCCTCCACTTCTTGACTATTGGGTACTTGCTCATGTAGTCAAAAGCTTCTAGGGACAGAGGATGATCCATCCCTAGAGTTTCTATGAGTTGAGATACGAAGGCAGCCTTTTGGTATGGCTTAACGTATTCTACTAGTGCTTCTATATTAGCGTGTTTCATATTTCAAATGGCATTTCTTCTTGACTTGCTTTTTGCTCTAGGTAGTTACCGGATTGTTTATTAGAGGGTTGGTAGAACCTTCCAGAGTCTATGTCGTATTGGAGAGCTACACTACCTTGCCTACCCCAGTGCTTGAACTTAACCTTTTGGACAAACACTTCAGGGGAGGATGTTCCGTCCTCAAAGAAATGTCTGTATACTGATATACCGTTGTGTGACTTGTTAAAGAAGTGAGCAGAGCCAGCCATGTCGTATAGCGTGGGGACTAGGTATGGTCCATTGCCTTTATCTCTTTGCATTTTTGTCGGGTGAGCGACCACAAAGATATGTACTCCAAACTTATGAGCAAAATTTATTATAAGGTCGAGTTGCTTACCGATGTATGTGGTCTCGTTGGATGCGAAGTCGTGGTCTAACTTATTCCAAGCGTCTATGATCAGTCCGTTTATTCCGTATCGTTTGACAAGTTGGGTAGCGTGTTCGATGATACTCTCAACGCTGTTGTCCTCCTTGGGGACGATGTAGAAGAAGTTGTCACGGTAGTAGTCCATGGCTTGTATCACCTTGTGGTCCGCCATGTCGTTGAATCTTTCCCCTACGAGTTTGGAGGCTATCTTAGAGAAGTGGAGTTGTAGTGGGTAGTTCTCAGGGGAGAATATACCAAACCTCCATCCGTGCTTGATCGACAGATCCACCATGATTTGGTCAAGGAACTCTGACTTTCCGTGGTTTGGGATACCGGTGACAACGGTTAGATATCCTGGATCAAAGGTAAGTAGCTCGTTAAAACAGGGGATTGATATGTCGCATCCTGGTTTAAGTCCCTCACGCTTTAGTCTCCAGATATCATCTGATAGGTTGTCTACGGTTAGTACTCCGTCAATAGGGTATGGCTCGGATTGGGTTATTGTGTCTTGTAGGGCTAGAGGCTCCTTCATTAACAGCTCGTTTGCATCCTTGCATCCCAAGAAGCTAACCTTGCGACATCTGTACTTACCTAAGCGTCTAGCAAGCTCCTCCTGTAATACACGTCCTGGCTCATCGTCATCGGTGGCTATGAAGATTGTTTTCACATCCTCAAACAGGTCTATGCAGTTGTCGAGGTAAACTAGCTTCTGCTGTGCGGACTTTGTTGCTCCGTTTGGTACAGAGATAACTGAGTCATATCCAGCCTCGATGTAAGACAGTGCATCAACTTCACCCTCCGTGATGATCACATAGTCCATGTCCTTCATTGAGTCCAAGTTGTAGAATATAAGCTCAGCATCTTTGTACAGCTTGAAAGACTTCTTTGGTCCACGGTACTTTACGTTGATTAGTTCCGTGTCACGGAAGTAGTTGAACTCGATACACTTAGCCTCCTTCTCAAGTTGAGGGAAGAAAGTGCGACCTTGTGTGATCTTGACTTGGTTGACCACTCGCTGCGACAAACCTCTGTCGGTGAAGAACTTGAGTACGTCATCTTCTAGGTCGGTGATGTTTCTCCACTCAGGGCGAGAGTATATGGGCTTCTGTAACTCGTTGGGCTTGTATGTCCCCTCTAGCTTCTTCCCAAACTTAGCCCCACAGTGTAGGCAGTTCCCGATTCCTTTTTGTCCATCCCAACTAAAAGACTTAGCTGTCTTCTTCTTCCTATCCCCGGAACACTCTGGGCATGGCATAGCATTTTCCCCTGTTGCGTTCTTGAGATCTATAATGAACTCACGTTTTGTTTGTAGGTTGATTATTCTTTCGATCATTGTTGTTAACTTATTCGTTTACTTTTTCTTATAGTTTGTTAATCTCTTGTTTTACTTCCAGGAAATGGTTATACAACCAATCATCAGCATAAGAAGCCACCCTCAAAATCTCTTTAACCGCAATCAGTGAACATTCTTTGGCTCTATCCTTACAATCCTCTTGTCCCATCTTCCACTGAACTTGAGGGTAAAAAGATTGATACAATGAAATGGCTTTTTCTTTTGGAGTCATAGCATTAAGACTTAAACCCAATAGGGGTAGATTTATATACCCAAGATCCGTTAACAACCTCTCGCTTCATTAGAGGGTTATTATGGAACTCTTTTACATAGCCGGGTATGTTGATATCATTTTCATTAGTTATTTGAAATTTGACCCCTTTCTGTGCGTTTTTGAACCATGATGCGATCATTTTCTGTTTCCAATTTAACACTTGGTCCCCTTTTGCGTCTTTCCAGTCGGCAACGGAGTAGTATTCCCAAGCCTGAGAACCAACGCTCGGATCAAAACCTTTTTCAGCTGCGTAACTCATCATCTCCTCTTTCGATGGGGCGATAAATTCTTTTCTTTTTCTTTTTGTATTTTCTTTTTCTAAACTACTAGATATATTACTAGATTCTATATATATATTTTCATTTTCCATATGTATTACACTAGTATCTCCACTAGTATATTCAAGTGTATTACTAGTGTTATTCACTTGTATTTCACTAGTATTCTTTTCCCATCTTTTTTTGATGTTACCTCTTCTGGAGTCTGAAAACTTCTTTCTCTTCTCAATTTCAGCTTCTAGCCTTACATTGTAGTAGTTTCCTTCTTCATCTTTTTGGAATTTATCGAGGACGTTGCGGTCTAAATCACCGCAAATGTGCATGATTTTTTCCTCAGTTAATCTCCCATGTTGATGTTGTGCGCAGATAAGTCTAATGTACTTTCCTACTTGTGCGTGTGTAAGGAACGCTGTCCCTACATAGAAATCCTGTGTGTAGAACAGGAAGGCTGGATCTTTTTGTGCCATACTTGTTATTTTTTAATGTTGGATACAAATGTAATACACTTGTATGCTTGTGGCAAAATTTTTTTATTAACATTAAAAGTGTTGAAAAGTTTTTTGTTGTTTAATAAAATTATTGATATATATTTGTCAGCGTAACTATTAAAATTAAAAAAATGCCAAGTTCAGAGAAAAAAAACCTTTTAGGTAGAACGGTTGTTAAATCAAATGATAAAACATACAATACTGATGGTTATTCAAGATCTAAGTCTAAAGTAGTTCTCAATAAAGAGGGTGATATTTTAAAAACGAAATCTAAAACAACTAAATATAAACCAGTAGGAGAACCAACAGGTAAATTGCAAGGTTTTAAAGAGTCTGGAACTACTGTTACAAAAAAGAAATATTCAGATGGTAAACTAAAGTCAACAAATACAAGATCAGGTGTTATTCCTGTAAAAGCTAAAAAGAAATAATATGCCAATACTTCCAAAAAAACCAAGAAGTCAAAAGCTTGAAGAGAGAGCAGCTACTAAAGATAAAAAAGCTGATTTCTACAGGCAGTCTAATGTTAATATGCAGCGTCAGGTTTCTGAGCTTGAGAAAAAGAAGTCTGGTATGATTCCTACTGAAAAAAAGTCTGCTGATAAATTGATTAGTAAGATGAAAAAGAATACTTCTAATGCTACTCTTAAAAGTATTGGTGTTAGTGAGAAAGCTTTTAAATTAAGAGCTAAAGCTGAAAAACTTAAATCAAAAGGGAAATAATGAACGGTACAGGTCCAATCAAGCAAGCTATTTCAAATGTAAAGGCTCGCAAAGAAGAGAAGCAACGTGCTACTGAGCAGGGTTATGCATATAACAGAAATATTATCCACGATGTCGGTGAGAATAAAAGCC